AGGTAGTAGTAAGTACGATATGTTATTTGCTATTACAGGTACAGATAATAAGATATATGTATATAACTTTTATTGGCAAGGTGAAGAAAAAGCACAGTCTGCTTGGCACACTTGGGAATTAGATGAAGACGACAGAATCTTTAATATTGAAGTACTAGGTGATGAGTTATTAGTTATGGTAGCTTATGATAATGGTGATCGTAAACTTGAAGCAATTAGTTTAGAGTTACCTGAGGATATGACTACTGTTACTTATGAAGATCACGGTGCAGATGCAGTACAATCTCGTATTGAGTTATCCAAATGGGGTATTCCTAGTGGAAAATCAAACGTAGATAGTAATCGTTCATCGTTAATTCTTAGAGACTTAAGAGTATCAATGGGAGATTCATCATATTATGGTATGGAAATTACCAGGGGTACTGTAGTAAGAACATACAATAATTATATAACAACTCCATCATTAGCAATTATAGGCGATCATAAGTACCCTGTTGTTGGTAATGCAAACAATCTAGAAATAGCTTTTGTTAGTGATATTAACAAAGGTTTTAAATTAAATTCACTTTCTTGGAGAGGACAATTACATCTTAAAGGAAGTCGAGGAATATAGGAAATAAGATATGGTTTCAGATAAAGTCTTTACAACTGACGGAACACAAAAAATATTCTCTTCAGATTTTTCTGTAATATCTGAGGACCACTTAAGAGTATTCTTGGACGGGACAGTTGTTTCAAGAGATGACTATGATTTAATTAATAATGCTGCAGTATTTTTTACTGCTCCAACAAGCGGACAAGCATTAACTTTACAAGTTGGTACAACACCAGGAGATATTTTATCAGCTCCTACTGATGCAGGTATTGTTGCAGCAAACATTACAGACGTTAATGATGTTGCTAATAGTATTACAGATGTAAATGAAGTACAAGACAACATTGCAGATGTAAACACAGTTGCAGCTAATATTACAGATGTAAATACAGTAGCAGGAATTGATGCAGATGTCACGACTGTTGCAACTAATGATACTAATGTTACTACTGTTGCTACTAATATCAGCAGTGTCAATACTGTGGCTACTAATATCAATGACGTCATCACGGTTGCCAATGATTTAACAGAGGCCATCTCAGAAGTAGAAACAGTAGCAGATGACCTTAATGAAGCAGTATCAGAAATTGATACAGTAGCAAATAATATTACAGATGTTCAAACAGTAGGAACAAACATTGCTGATGTAAATACTGTGGCTGATGATATTACTAATGTAAACACTACAGCAACAGATATTGCCAACGTAAATACTACAGCTACAAATATAGCTAATGTTAATACTACTGCTACAAATATTGCAGACGTTAACACAGTTGCTACTAATATTGGTGACGTTAACACTGTAGAAGACTCAATTACTAATGTAAATACAGTTGCTACGGACATTGCTAATGTTAACACTACTGCTACAAACATCACTGATGTTAATACTGTCGCTACTAATATTGCTGATATTAACACAGTAGAAGATTCAATCACTAATGTAGATACAGTTGCTACAGACATCACAAATGTAAATACAGTTGCTACGGACATTACAAACGTCAATACAACTGCTACAAATATTACCGATGTAAATACAGTTGCTACAGATATTGCAAACATCAACACTGTTGCTACAAATATTACAGACGTTAACACAGTTGCAGATGACTTAAATGAAGTTATTTCTGAAATTGAAACAGTAGCAAATGATTTAAACGAACAGCTATCTGAAATTGAAACAGTAGCAGCAAGCATTACAAATGTAGATACAGTTGGGACAAACATCTCAGACGTAAATACAGTAGCTACTGATATTTCAAATGTAAATACAACTGCAACAGATATTGCTAACGTAAACACAGTGGCAACTGATATCACAAATGTTAATACTGTTGCTACAGATATTACTAATGTTAATACTGTTGCTACTAACATTTCAGATGTTAACGATGCTTATACTAATGCTACCAACGCAGCAGCAAGTGCAGCAGCAGCAGCTACAAGTGAAAGCAACGCAGCGACAAGCGAAACAAATGCAGCAGCTAGTGAAACAGCAGCAGCGGCATCAGAGACAGCGGCAGCTACTTCTGAAACTAATGCAGCAACCTCTGAGGCTAATGCGGCTACTTCTGAAACAAACGCTGCAACAAGTGAAACAAATGCGGCAGCTTCAGAGTCTAGTGCAAGTGCTTCAGCAACAGCAGCAGCAGCTAGTGCAGCAAACGCAGCTTTAGCTTATGACCAGTTTGATGACAGATACTTAGGATCTAAGTCAGCTGACCCTGCGGTAGATAATGATGGTAATGCTCTAGTAGTAGGTGCTTTATACTTTAACACTACTGATGGTGTTATGAAGGTATACACATCTTCTGGTTGGGTAAATGCTTCATCATCTCTTGCTGTTACATTTAGCAGATTTATGTTTACTGCTACAGCCGGTCAAACAGTATTTACAGGCACTGATGATAATAGTGAAACATTAACAGTTGCTCCAGACTATGTAATGGTAACGCTGAACGGTATTCAATTAGAATATGGTTCTTCTGCTGACTTTACAGCAACAAGCAGCACAATTACTTTAACAAGTGGTGCTACAGCAGGTGATGAGTTAAACGTATATGCGTTCTCACCTTTTGAAGTTGCAGATGTATATACAAGAACACAAGCAGATGCTTACTTTGTTTCTACTACTGGTAATGTATCTCTTACTAATAAAACAATTGATGATATTAGTAATGATATTGGTGCAGACCACGTTCATTTAAAAGTACGTAATGAAACAGGAAGCACAATCAATGCAGGCGTAACTCTTAAAGTTACTGGTTGGGCAGTTGGTCACGATTGTATTACAGTTGCTCCTTGTAGCACTACAGGTGATGTTGCAATTGGTATGACCTACGCAGCTCTACCTACTAATACAAATGCAGCAGTAACAAATACTGGTGTAATTGCAGATATAAACACAAGCAGTTATTCAGTAGGTGATATTCTTTACACTACTGGTAATGGTACTTTAACTACTACAAAACCTACTAATGGTGATTATCAAACTATTGGTTATGTGCTACGTTCTCACAGCAGTGAGGGTGTAATCTTTGTAGAGTTTACAGAACCTAATGGAATTAGCTTACCTGACCAAACTGGTCACAACGGTCAATTCTTACAAACTGATGGTACTACTGCTGATTGGGCTACAGTTAACACCGATTTAGTTTCCGATACAACTCCACAGTTAGGTGGCAACTTAGATGCTAATGGATTTACTATAGATGGTAGAAATGTAGCAACAGACGGAACTAAGTTAGACGGAATAGAAAGTGGTGCAACAGCAGACCAAACTAAAGCAGACATTGATGCACTAGGTATTAATGCAGCTACTCTTGATAGTATTGATTCTACTTCATTCTTAAGAAGTGATACTGCTGATACTAAGACAAGCGGTAATTTAACTTTTAACGATAATGTACAAGCAGTCTTTGGCACTCATTCAGATTTGCAAATTTATCACAATGGTACTCACAGTATTCTTAACGAGGCAGGAACAGGCGACTTAATTATATACACTAATGGTGCTAATTTCCAAGTAGATTCAAGTGCTGGTGAAAATATGCTTAATGCTACGCCTAATGGTGCTGTCCATCTTTACTACGACAACAGCAAGAAACTAGAAACAACATCCACAGGCGTTAGCGTTACTGGTGACCTATCGGTATCTGGTAGTATCTCTGGTGCAGGTAAGGTGTTGCAAGTTGTTCAAAAAACTAAAACAAATGCGTCCACTCATAATGGAAGTGCTAACACCTTTGCAGAGTATGACTCAAACTTTAGGTTATCAATAACACCAACAAGTGCATCTAGTAAACTTTTATTAACATTTAGTCTTAGTGCAGCCCAAAACACAGGTACTATTCGTTTTAAAATACAACGTAGTACAAATGGTGGTTCTACTTGGACAGATGCAGATGTGTTAGGTGATGCAAATGCCAGTCACGGACGAGGGCATTTTGCGTTTTTGCTTCATAGTGATACTAACCAACTTACTACTACTGCATTTACTCTTTTAGATAACCCTGCAACTACAAGCACAATTATTTATAGAGTTTTATACGGTCAGGACGTTAGTACAACTTATTACTTTAATAGAAGCCCGAATTATTACAATAATTTCTTAGGTTGTACTATTAGCTCGACAATAATTGCACAAGAAATAGGAGCATAACAATGGCAGATATATCACACGCATTAGATGCGTTAAATATAACAGGTTGGAGCTTAAACGGAGACCCCAAAACTGAAGCTGAATTTAATCAGATGTTTACAAAACATACAGGGGTTGACGAAGACGGTATAGCTATAGAGTCAAACGACCCTGCTGATTTTGGTGTAACTTGGGCAGAGCTAGAAGCAAAACGAGTTGAACTAGACGCAGACTATAGTGCTAAACAATATCAAAGAGATAGAGTTTATCCGTCTATTGGCGACCAACTAGATATGATTTTTCACGCGGGTCTTGGTGGAGATGAATTTCAGGCTGCTATTCAAGCAGTTAAAGACGCTAACCCTAAACCTACGGAGGAAGTATAGATGAGTAAATCACGTACACGTATGGCAGCCGACTGGTTTGCTAAGTTAAGACTTAATGCCTTAAATCAGGTTGAGCATACTGATGTTGCTGACGTAGAGACTGATGTTACAAGTGCCGTAGATGCAAAAGCTACAGAAACTTTGACAACTGTAAGTAACACTTACGCATTGAATGACTTATCAAATGTAGGTACTTTACCCGCAGAAGTAACAGCTCAACTAACTGGTCCTCAAGGTCCTCAAGGTCCTCAAGGTATCCAAGGCGAGGCTGGTGCTGCTGGTGCTACTGGTCCTCAAGGTCCACAAGGTATTCAAGGTGAGACAGGTGCAACTGGAGCAACTGGTCCAACAGGTCCAGCAGGAGCTATTGGTGCAACAGGAGCTGCTGGTCCAGTAGGAGCTACATTCTCATTTGCTGGGGGTGTGTTAACTATCACTACATAGAGGAAAAGATATGCCTATTCAAACTATAGACTTTGGAACAGTAAATTCTGCTACTTATAATGGTTCTGATGTTAGCTCTATCATTCTCAATGGCAGTGAAATTTGGTCTTCTGGTCCAGCCCCAGATGCTTATCTGGCAACAGATACGGGTTACACTCCAGGATCTCACGCTCCATTATACTGGGATATAAACTCTACTTGGAGTCCTACTGCACACGTTATTCTTCCATTGGTGGTGCACAATGGACAATTATATATTGGATATTTGATAGGAGATGCTGCTGCTGGAAATAATATAACAGAAGCTTCTAGTAACATTACCTACCACGGCAGATATATGACAGTAGGGAATCCACTAACTAGTTCCTCTTCTTTTAATATAAGTTTTAATTTTAAACTGAACACTTGGCACGCTTATAGTGGTTATACCACTATTATTACAAGCAATATAGCATTCAACGGGTCAGTTATAACAGAAAATGTGGAATTTTACTTCCCAGATTCAACTTTCGGTACTTTTGGAACTAGAAATGGGGGTACTCGTTACATTACTCTAAACAGAGGTGCAGGAACAATTCAAGTGTCTCCGTTCTCAAATGGTTACACAAATATGGGTCATACAATTAACTATTCAGCCGACACATCACATAGCTCACCAGTATCTAGCGTTTATCATTACGGAATGGGAACTTATGGTGCAGGTGTTGTTTATGGACCTTATATAAACTTAATTGCTTCATAATTTTATTAACTATTAACGTAAAGAGGTTTAATATGATTTGTTACAAAAACGGTAATCTGTACAAACAATATCTGGAAAGCGAGAAAGCTGAAGTTGATACTAACGGCAATACATCTAGATACCCAAATGGAGACTTTAGAGAAAATCACTTTTCTTTTGTTGGCATCAAGTCGGCTACAAACAACGTAAAACATTACGCAAAAAACAAACTAGGTATTCCGTCAGACAATCAGCAGGCGTTAGGTGTTAGAGATTCTTTTGATGCGTTTGGTTATTATGATGAAATACTAGATTTTCTAGATTGTTTTTATAATATTGCTTCGATTGACGATTATGTTGCAAAGAGTAATCTTGTTGGATTACCTGTCTCTTCAAATATCAGTAGTCTTATCTCTGACTTTAGTCAAACACAAAACGACTTAGATTCTTCTTTGTCTATCGGTGGCATTATTGGGGCAATTACATATATTGATGGCGTTGCCACAGATAGTAAGGTTTATTTTAATGTGCTTAGTTAGTTATTCTAAACGAGGAGAATACTCTTCTAAAGAAAAAGTAGATATGTTTGATGGAAACCCTAAATGGGCTTATATCGACATAACATCAGAGTGCTCTCACAAGTGTGCTTGGTGTTACGGAGGTTTTAATGAGGATAAATCCTCCAGAATGTCATTTACCGATTTCAAATCTTTATTGTCTAAGTTAAAAGAGATAGGGATACATCAGGTAAGCATAACTGGAGGAGAACCTACTGAACATCCTGAATTTATAAGTTTTGTGGCAGAAGCTACAAAGAATTTTATGGTTCATATTTGTTCTCACGGAGATTGGGATAGAAATTGGGCAGAAGATTTAGCAAACCTAGGTGTTAAACAAATACAATTTAATTATCAAGGTTCTAAAAGACACGATAATGTGCATCAAGTTTTAGGTTCTTATTTGAAACAAGTCGTATCTATGAAGCAATGCATAAATGCTGGCATAGAGACAGTGGGAACAGTGACTGTAGGAGCATACAACTTAAAAAATATCTATAACATATTTAAAGAATTGTCAGAAATAGGTGTCACAAGGTTGAGAGTTTGGGAGACTACAGGTAAAGGAAATAAATGGAGAAAAGACAAACAAGCCAAAGAAATATTTGAAGAATGCACTAAAGCTGCAAACAAATTAGGTTTTGATTTTATACAGTCTTATGACCCAGAGGTCAATGGAGATGTTAATGCTCATTGTCCTGCAAAGATAAAAATGTTTATGTATATAAACAGTGAATCTGAATTGATATTCTGTCCAGCTACTGACAAACTTTTGGACAAACCGATAACTTCATTTAAAGAAAACTCTAGTAGAGATATATTAAAACACTACAAGAATTTTATGGATAAAATAACACAAGGATGTTTAGCAAGAGAGGAGTAAAAATGAATATTGATGACATCTTCCTATTTTTAATAGGACTTATGGTAGCAATGTTAGGCTACTTTTTATCACGACTGAGTAATGACGTGAATAAACTAGAGGATAACCTACACGATTGTCAATCGCATCTACCACATCAGTATGTTCTGAAGGAAGATTATCAGCGTGACATTGACGAAATTAAATCAATGCTTAAAAGGTTATTTGAAAAATTGGAGAAATAGATGGTAGGCATATTAACAAATATGCTCCCTATTATAATGGGTTTTGTATCAAAGCTTATTGCTGAGAATATGAAACAGAAAGCTGAGCAACAAAAAATGTTGTTACAAGCTATGGGGGCAAGAGAGGAATCTTTAGACAAAGCTAGAGAATTTAGTAAGACTGAGAGTGCTGCAGCAGCATTTACAAGACGTGTGATATTTTTCACAATACTTGCACTAATTGTTGTATACGTTTTAGCACCAGTTATCTTTGATGTACAGACAGTAATCCCTGTGATTGAAAAAGGTACATCTTTCTTAGGCTTTGAAATTACATCAGATAAGACTACATTTGTACCAGTTGATGGTATGGTCAAATATGATGAAGTGTTTAAATGGGCCTCAATGATTATTGAATTTTATGTAGGCTCTCAAGTAGGAAAGACTCGATGAAAAAATTACTGATACTATTTTTATGTACTTCTGTATATGCAGCAGACACAACTATTGACACAACAACTAATAGTACTTCTACTAATACTACTACAAGTACAACTAATAGTACAGTATCTTATAAAGACCAACCTGTACAACGTGCATCAGCACCTACAATCAGTGTAAATAACAATGATGTATGTGTATCAGCAATATCTGGTGGTGTACAAGGTACAGTAATTGGTGTATCGATGGGTACTACAATAACTGATATGAACTGTGAGCGTATCAAGTTGTCAAGAGAATTACGAGCAGGTGGTATGAAAGTTGCTAGTATAGCAATTATGTGCCAAGACCCTCGTGTATTTCAGGCAATGATTGATAGTAATACTCCTTGTCCATTCAAGGGACTTATTGGCGAACAGGCCAAACAAATGTGGAATAAGTATCCAGAGTTAAGACCTGACTTTGAAGAATATACAGCTAAGAAACAGATATTAATCGATGCTGGTTATATGGATGCAGCAGGTAATATGTTAGATTATAAGGTAAAAGATGAAGAGAATAGTTTTAAGTCTAGCACTGCTAACTGGAATTAGTTTAGCAGAAACTACTGAGAATCTATTTGATGACCCGTTTAATGATTTCTTAGATGGTAAATATGAGTATCCTAACATACATATGCACGGAGATGGTTCTTATGACCCATACATCTATACAGGTTCTAGTCTAAATTACAGAGACAGTGCTGTAGCAGAACATCAAATTAATCTAGATAAACAAGTGTATGAAATTACACAAGTTAATTATGGTTATAAATATTTCTCATATCAATCTGGTGAAGTAGCAATAGCGATAGCACTAATAGATGATGATGGCAGTATGATTGATGATGCTGTTATGGAATACAATATTACTACTAATCAGTGGATAAGTATTGATAGAGTCTATAACG